CCCGAGCGGCGCCCGTTCGCTCTCCCGCGCGCGAAGGAAGTCGAGGCTCCTGAGTATCTGTTCAGGGCACTTTCTGCGTGGGCCGTGCAAACGGGCTCACATGAGTCGATCGAAAACGCTCTGCGCGTCCACTACAAGAACGACGAGAAGGTGCTGGCGGTGCTGAAGGCAGCCGTCAATCCGGCACAGACGACCGTCGCCGGATGGGCGCAGGAGCTTATCCAGACAGCCAACCAAGGCTTTTTGGACCGGCTGCTCCCGAGCTCGATCTATCCGACCCTTTCGGGCCGTGGTTCAAAATACACGTTCTCAAACTCGGCCGGAATTATCAAGATCCCGACGCGGACGACAACGCAGACGCTAGCCGGCGCGTGGGTGGCGGAGGCCGCGCCAAAGCCGGTCAAGCGGCTGTCGTTCTCCAGCATCACGCTGAACCCCTACAAGCTGGCCGTCATCTCGACGTTCTCGGAGGAAATGGCGGCATACTCGACGCCCGCCATCGAGGGTATCATTCGGGAAGCGATGGGCAACGATACCGGTGTCGCTCTCGACACCTACATCATCGACGCTGTGGCAGCCTCGGCGGGGGTGCGACCGGCCGGATTGCTGAACGGCGTTACGCCGATCACGGCATCGGTCTTGACCACGGCAACGGACAAAATGATTGCCGATCTCAAGGCGCTGGTCGCGGCGCTCGTCGCCGCCGGCTCGACGGGCGACAACATCGTGATCCTCGTCAATCCGGCGCAAGCAATTTCGATGAATTTCGCCATGACCACGACCGGCGATTTCCTGTTTGATGGACCTTCCGGCGCCGGCGCGCGCTTTGGGGTGACTATCCTGTCAAGCTCCACGGTGGCGGCCGGACGGGTCATCGCCATCGATTGCAACGAACTCGCCACGGCGACCGGCGATACGCCAAGGTTTGCAATATCGAACGAAGCAACGTTGCACGAGGAGGACACCACTCCGCTGGCCATCGGCACTACAGGCTCGCCGGCTACTGTCGCAGCCCCGGCTCGGTCGCTGTTCCAGACAGACAGCATAGCGATCAGGCTTACTTTATATGTCAGCTGGGCAATGAGGCGGACTGGGTTCGTCCAAACAATAGCGGCGGTTACTTGGTAGCTTGAATATACAGGCCGGATTGCAATCCGGCCTGTAGCCTTCCGGAGGGAGCTTGAATGCCAACCGATCTGAATTCGATGCATATGCCGACCGGCAGCGAGCATGAAATTTTCGAGCCGGAGAACGCCTGGCCTGATGCTCCCGACAGGGTTGTCGTCCAGACCAACAAGATGCGCGGCGGTACTTATCAAATCGGCGCCGGCGAAACCGGCAGCCACTGGATACGCAGCTATGCCGGAGGGGCGTGGACTGAGTGGCAGGAGCTGGTTCCGCCGCCGCCTCCGGAGCCGCCGCCCGAGGATGCGGGCACGCGCGCGGGGACGGGCACGGGCACGCGTGACGACGAGGACGAGGACGACGGCGACGAGGATGACGACGAATACGTCACGACCGATTTGCAGCCGGCCAAGCGTGGGCCGGGTAGGCCCCGCAAACGCTGATGGGCCTCGCTAGCGCGCTCGCGCGCATGGTCCAGCCTTTGACGAAAGCGAACCCGGCCGGCGAGGGCAACTACCACGCCGGCCCATATACCGTCAGCGGTGGGGTGCTGCCCTATAGCAGCGCGCCGTGGAATTTCTGGCAGGCCGACATGGACATTCAGTCCATGCCGTCCTGCTCCATCGTCGAGGCGTGTATATGGGCGTATATCCGGGCCATTGCTCAGCTGCCCGGCTACCATCGGCGGGACCGGGACGATGGGGGCGTGGAAACCGTCACGACATCGGCACTGAGCCGGCTGCTGCGAACGCCAAGCAGCTACCAGACGAGCTCCGACTTCCTCGTCCACTTGATCCGCAGCCTGCTCCTCAACGGCAACAGTTATTGGCTGGCACAGCGCAACAGCCGCAACGAGGTCGAAGCGCTCCACTGGACCGACCCGCGGCAATGCCGGGTGCGCGAGGTTCCGATAAGCGGGCAGGCGTTCGCCGAGATTTTCTATGAGATTTCCACGAACCCGCTACTGGAAACCAACGTGTTCGGTACGCGCGGGCTCGTGGTGCCTGCGCGCGATGTGCTTCACATCAAATTGGCCACGCCGCGGCATCCATTGATAGGCGAGACGTGGCTATCGGCGCTCGCCTACGAACTTGGCACGCGCGCCGGCATCAATCAGGGCGCCGCCAGTTTTGCCGCCAACATGTCCAGGCCATCCGGCATTCTGACGACTGACATGAACCTGAGCGCCGCGCAGGTCGGGCAATTGCGCGAGGCTTGGAAAGCGCAGAGCTCCGGGATGAATGCGGGCGGCGTGCCGCTGCTGACAATGGGTGTCAAATTTCAGCCCATGAGCGTGTCCAATGAGGACGCGCAGATCGTCGAGCAGCTCAAGTTGAACGATCGCACGATCGCCGCTGTGTTTGGGGTGCCGGGCATCATCCTCGGCATTACGGAAGGCGGCACGGCGCGCTCTGCCGAGGCGGTCATGACCGAATGGCTCGCGTCGGGATTGGGCTGGCTGCTGAACCATATCGAGGTCGCTATAGACAGCTTCATCGGGCTGAACGCGGTCACGGCCTGGCGGGAGTTCACCGAGTACGACACCCGAGCTCTGCTGCGCAGCTTGTTTGCCGAGCGGATGGACGGGCTGACGAAAGGGGTGCTCGGCGGGGTGCTCGCGCCGAACGAAGCACGCCGGCTGGAAGGCTATCCCGACGCCGAGGACGGCGACGAGCCGAGATTGCAGACTCAGGTCGTGCCGCTCTCGGCGTGGTCGCAAACAATGCCACCTCAGCCGACCGCCGATGTTCCGCCTGTGCCGGACCCGCCGGAGTCGGCGCCGCCACCACCCGAACCGGACTCGCCGGAAAAGGGGATCGACATTGGAAACAAGCTCGCCTTGCGAATCCGCCAGCATGCCGATTTCCGACGAGCTGCTTGACGGTATCGCCCGCGCGATCGCGCGGACGCTCGAAGCCGAGATGCGCGTCGTGCGCGCCGAGCTCGCCACGGTGCTCGCCAAAGCCGACGGCGAGGTTGCCTGCGATCGGCTGGCACTGCGCGCTATGATCGCCGACGCACGCGATGCTATGGCGGCAATCAAGGACGGCGCGCCCGGACCAACCGGGCCAGAAGGCCCCGCGGGGCCACAGGGAAGCCCAGGAGAGGGCTTTGCGGGTCCAGCCGGGGAAATGGGGCCGCCGGGGCCAGAGGGCGCTGTAGGGCCACAGGGGCCGGCGGCGTATGCAGGCGAGGCACGCGGCTTGTTTGATCCTGCCGCATCGTATCGAGGCCTCGACCGTGTTGCATTCAATAACAGCGAATGGGTTGCCCGGTGGGACGATCCCGGCCCGCTGCCGGGCGATGGCTGGATGATCTCGGCCAAGGTAGGCAGGCAAGGCGAATCCGGCCCGCGCGGGCCACGCGGGGAACCCGGCATCGGCATCGCCGGAGCTACGATCGGGGACTGGGCCATCAACCTGACGCTCAGCGACGGTACGCGGAAGGATATCAACCTGTTGCCCTTGTTCGATCGGTTCCGCGAGGAGGCCGGGATATGAGCCTCGCCCCGATCCTCGTTGATCGGCAGCTCTTGCCGATGCTGCTCCTCGCAGATGCCAAGGCGCATCTCCGCGTGGATGCCGATTTCGAGGATGAATATATCGCCGACCTGCTCGCCCGCGTGATCGGCGAGTGGGAGGCCATGGCCGACGGCGTCAAGATCAATCCAGGGCAATGGGCATGGTCGCCGGTCGCAGCGGAATTCGATGTGAACGGTAGTGTCCGCATACCGATCACGCCAATCAACGAGATTGCCGTGACAATCCCCGGCACGCCGCCGCTCGATGTCTCGGACGAATTCGCGGTGGTGACGGACTATTCGTCCGGCGCCATCCGCTGGCGCCTGACCGGTGGATGGCAATCCGGCATGGTGGCAACCATCGACAGCGGCTACGCCGATCCGATGCTC